CGCAGTATTGTAGAACCCGACGTTTCCGCCTATCCTAAGTGCTGCCCCAGTGATGTTTATGTCTGTTGTAAGCGTGCCTGCGATGTTGAAGTCTGTCCCGTCATGAGAAAAGTCTAAGTAGTCCGTGTTGTTGGCGTTCTGTACACGCAAAGTTCCACGAACATTTACTTGCCCGTTCTTTGCCTGCAAGCTGTTCGAGCCATTGGCAACGAGATTCAGCGTACCACCGGTTATGCACATGCCGTAGTTGGTACCGTACAACGCTATGTGGTCTGAAAGGTCCGTAGTAGACGCGGCTACCTTAGACCCAAGTGACATACCGACTGTACTTACTGTGAACGTAGACGAGTCTAACGTCATAGTTGGGGAAATAGTCGTAAGTGCCGCTGCTGATCCAGCAGAGTACCACTTTATTGATCCGTTGTTCTGGTACAGTGTACCACTCGCGGCGCCTAGCACCTTGTGTACGGCTACTGACGACGCCAGCGTAATGTTGTACCCGGCGTATGGTTGCGCTGAACCTTGGTCTTGCGCAGCTAGCACAACGTAATCGCCCTGCCCGTACAATCCTTTGATTCGCTTAATGCTAGTCGTGTTGGAGAACGAGAAGGTTGTGATGCCTGAGACGGCCCAATTGGTGGTATTAGTAAACGCTGCTAGATAGTCCTGCCCATTATGGGAGAAGTTACCAAAATCAGTACCGCCAGAGTCCAGTATCTTAAGAGCGCCTGTTACCGCCAGATCACCAGTTAGAGCTATGTCATCTGTAAACGACCACTGTCCTGTGATGGTGGGGCTGTCCCCAGCAGACAGGTACGATCCTAAATCTGAAATATCCGCTTCAACAAGCGCCCGGCCTGCGTACGTAGTTCCGTTTGCCATGAGGGCAAAGCCGGAAGTAAGCGTAGCGCCAGAAACGTCACTAAGATCAGTAAGAGATATTGCGCCTCCCGCGCCGACTATCTCACCCCGTCTAGCGGGCCATCTTACTGCCATAGTGTTCTCGCTTGTTAAAGAGGACTCCCCGCTAACGCTTTCAAGCAATCATGCGGGGAGAACTAGGTTGGCTATGCAGCCGGAACCATGATGGCGCGACAGCCTCGGCCAGACTCACCAGCCACGTTACCGCGGATAGTAGAGACACCAAAGAGTGCGTCAGCAACGATCAGATCGCCAAGGGCTTCGAGCTTGTACTGCTCTTGTACCCGAGGGGTCATCTGTTCTGCCAGAACGAGCGAGTCGCGCTGGAAGGCCAGAGCCGGACGGTACGAGGTACAATCCGAAGAATCAACCGTTGCAAGGTTGCTTGAGACGTAAATCTCAAAACCGTACAAGTTACCAACCAATCCATTGCGGATTGAGTTAGACATACCTGCTTCACCGACGAACGCTTGCTCGGTGTAACGAGTGTTACCCAGCATGCGCTTCTTCTCGACCGGAGGAATTACCAAGAAGCGATCACGCCCCGGTACGTCTTCGTCGTCGAATGCCTGTACCGTTTCACGGATACCTGCGTCGGAGATTGCTGCACCGTTACCGGAAGTCGTACCAACCCAGTTGGTCGTACCATCGGAACCGATAGTAGCATCGGAGTACGCCGTGCCGCCGCCCCACGTTGCTGCGAGATCGATAATTTGCGTATCGGTCGTCTTTGCAAGCGCGTAGCCAGCGTCATCTGTGAAGAAGCGACGGATGGAGGGCAAGCCCTGAATCTCGGCGCGATCTTCTAAGAGTCGAGCGTAGTGGAAATGCTTATCAATCGTTACAGATTTCTCGACTGTGTCAGCATATTGGAGAAGCGTAACAACAGTGTTGTTAGACTTCGCAGTTGCAGAACCTCGGCCCGGTGCTGGGATATGGATTACATCGCCTTTCTTTCCGATATGCGGAATAAGCGATACCAGTCCTGCCATAACAAGATTACTCTTGTACGACGCGACTGTCTCCAAAGCCCAAACTTCAGGTACGAAATCCGCAACAACGTCAACCGCAACGGATTGACTGATGTCAAAATTACTAGCCATGAGAGTGTGCCTCTAGTGTAGTAGTGGATTTAGGAAGTTAAGGTAGCTTACTGCTTAACGTACCGACCTTCTTTAATAGCCGAGAGTAACTCGCTTTGAAAAGAGGGGGATCGGTAAGTAACAGGGTCACTATTGATCAGTTTTATAACGTCTGCCTCGTAGATTTGCGGCTTCGAAGAGATGGGCGCGGCGACACTACCAGATTCAGTAGCGACGTTACGGGCCTGCTCAACCGAAGTTGGCGCTGGTTTCGACGCGGCTTCCGGCGCAGAGGCTTTGAAGTCAGAATAATCTTCAAGTAGCCTGCGTGCGGCTCGCACTTGGTTCAAGCCTGTGCCATGAGCAGCAGTCTGGAAGTCTGCCTGCCGACTTGGCGTTCTCATTGCGAATTCCTGAAAAGAAGGTTCCGCGACAATTGCGTCAATATCGTAGGCTTGTGCCAGAGCAACACCTTCAGATGCGATAAGGGCCTCTTCGGCGTCCAAATCTTTCTTCTTCTGTTGCGCTTCAAGTTGCGGCCGAACGATTCGATTTACAGCTTCCACAGGGTCGCTGAGAATGTCCTCGCCTGACACGTTTACTGGTTCTACCTCAGTAACTTCTTCCACTGCTGCAGGTCGCTGAACTTGGGATAGATCAGTCACAAGACCTCGGAGTGAGCCGACTTCATTTTGGAGTTGACCTAACCGCTTTTCGCTGTTTCGGTGCATCTCGATAATGTCTTCGGCAGACTTGCCTTGGTACTTGGGATCGATTTCCTTCTGCTCAGGTGCTGGGGCGTCAGCTTCCGCTGGCGTTTGCCCTTCCTTCGGAGCGGGGGTTTCTGGTGCTAGAATCTCAGACATCGGTCTGTGTTTGTACATGGTGGTTTCCCTTCATTGTATCGGCCCAGCAGGATTGCTAGGTTTACGATATTTACGAGCCGTACGAGTGGTGCTTCTTATCAACACCATGGTTCTCGTAGAACTTCTTGTCTTGTCTAATCTTTTGCGCGTTCTGTCTAACCCAAATATTGTGCCTAGACTCAAGTTTGGGGTCTAACTTCGGCGTGCTGATTAGACGTTTTGCTTCTGAGTCGCAGTCGGGACAAGGATGTACACGTACTTCCTGTTTGACCAACCCTTCGAACTTCAGATTGCAGGTTTTGCAGCGGAAGTCGAACAGTATGAGCTTATCACTCACTGTCCATACTCAGTATCTGAGCCTTCTGTGCTGCGATTGTCTCAGGAAGGGACAGTAGCTCGTTAAGTAAGCCGTGGCGTACGCGAGCTTCGCCCATATCTTCGACGGTTTTGGCATTGTAGAACATTCGTTCTGGCAATGTCTGTTGTTCTTCCCGCCAACCCTGTTGGAGTAATGCCCAACCCGGTGTGCGGAATGTGTCTTCCATAGCGTTAAAGAATTCGTTCTGCTGTGAATTCAGTTCCATACTCCCTCTCCCTTATTTCTTTAAGCCCTTTGTGATAGCCTTCTCTTGGATGTCTAATCCCCGAGAGGTTAGTTGATTCTTGTCGTCCATTAGGTCTAACTGACGCGCTTGGTTCTGAGTCTGCGATAACTGGTCTAATACCTTAACCTCATCGAGGTCAGCGGCATTCTCCATGTTCTCCGTCTCTTCCTCAGTCTTCTCGGCCTGAGCGTCCTTAAGGTTAGACTCGGATATGAGTTTCGCTATCTCAGCGTCAAGCTTCTCAACTTGCTTAATAGGCGCCAGCAATTGTGCTTCCTGAGACTTCTTCTCTTGGTCAGTCGGCTCTTTCTCGTCGATCGCCTTGAGTGCTGCCAGTACGTCGGCTTTAACGGGTGATCCGCTATGCTCGAAGATCGCACGGATAATAGGCATTGCTGCCGGGCTATCCGGGCCAATGACGCTCATAAGGCTAATCATAAGCGATTGCTCGATCTCTCGCGCCATCATACCGATGGAGCCCTTAACTTGGAATTCGTAATCCTGTGGATAGCGTGTTGGGTCGAACTTCATCTTAACGTGTAGTACACGCCTTACTAACCGGTTCATATAGCCTTCGATGTTGAACATCGTGCGCTTAGACCGTTTGATGAATGAGGATGCAGCGAGTGCCGATCCGGTCGCCGTTTCGTCGCGTACACCGCCACGTAAACCCGCCGAATCCGCCGCGCCGGTA